CTTTGACAAGATCATGCGAGTAAGACTTCCATCTTACCCGTTTGTGACGGTTAGGGGTCGGGCATCTCTCCGGTTAAACGGAGAGAAGCCTGCGTCCGCTAGCGCTGTTCGCGCCTGCTTTGTTGCAGGTGCTCGCAGGTCTAAAAGACGCAAACCCGGTCGTCGAATTGGTCGGCAGCACACAGAGCTGTGGAAAGCTCTGTGGTGTGGTCTGATCTCCTGTGGTCTCGGCACGCGTGCTGGTTCTTGGGAAGTGAGGAGGTGGCTTGCCCGTTCTGTGGAAAGGAACGGCTGGCTTGATACCGCAAAGAGTGTGAAGGCTCTTTGTGGATGGTTGCGCGAGTCCGCCTTGTGCGGTCCTCGTCCGTGGCCATCCGGAACTCACTTCCCAAGACGACTTGTTTACTGGTTTAATCGCAACCTTTCTGTCAAAGGAAAACTGGCCTTCTCCAGAGTTTCCCGCGCACTTCCAAGCGCGCCAGATGTTGTGTGTAAACAAGCCGTAACCCAGCATATGAAAATACTCTCCACCAGACACGTGACATCTGCTCCGTTGCTTGCAGATATTAAACATCACGTCTATACACTGATGAAGGGTGCGTTCGAGAAACGTTATCCATACTCCGTGCCTTCTTCTTCCGCCGCTACGGTTGAATTTAAGCGCGAGAAGGGTGGCTATTCTTCCTACGTGCAGTCGCTTACGCGAGCTGCATGGGGAATGGCCGGTAACGGCTACCTTCGTGGTGGCCGTCCTGCTCCTGGGTCTGGCAACCCGGAGGTGTCCCGTCTTGCGAGTGAATTTGAGCGTAGACTGAGCGAGCAAGTACGTCGTGATGCGGCCTTCGATTACCCTGTTCTTCTGAGCGCAGTACGGAATCAAACTTCGGCAACGAGTATGATTCTCCGTACTGCAGTGGGTAAACGAGTGGTCCATCACGCTTCCGTGATTGCTGAGCTCGGGATGAAGGCACGAGTCATTACCATTCCGCCTGCAGCAGTATTTGCCCAGGGCGACCTTGTGAGACAGGTCGTCTGGCCGCGCATTCTCGAGAAGGTCCTTCAGATCCAACCGTATGCTCCGCATACGGAAGAGGACATTCTTGCTAGGATTGCGGGTGGGTTTCATGATAGTAAGATCTTCCTTAGCGCTGATCTTACTTGTGCAACTGACGGTTTTGGACATGATGCTATTCGTTCTGTCATCGCTGGACTTGGTCGAGCCGGACTCCCGGCTCACCTTGTCCAGTCCCTCTCCGAGAGTCTGGGAGTGGGTAACGAGTTGCATTATGTCCGTTATCGTCTTTCTGACATGACACCTAGCGAAGCTGAAGCTTGCAGAAAACGTTATGAAGTGGTTGAGGGTTGCGTGGATGTGCCCAAGGTAAGAGGTTCTCTTATGGGAACTCCTTGTTCGTTCATTATCTTGAGCCTCCTCAACCATTGGATGAGTGATAGACTTGGACCGCAAAGAATCATCTGCGGTGATGATCTTGCGGCTGTCACTCACCCTTCTAACGTAGCTTCCTATGCCTACCGTGCCTCCGGCGTAGGAAGCGAACTCCATCAAGGTAAGTCTTTCCG